CCCGGCAAGGCATTTGGCAAGTCTACCACGCCACTGCCCGCAAACGTGTACTTGCCTATTGCCGATCTTGAAGTATGGGCTGCGGAGATTGGAGAGGCGGCTGAGGTTCACATTGCTGCGGTAGTCTCGGCCAAGGGCGCTGAGGCTATGGCCGATCTTGGCAGTTCGTTGCTGTTCGATATGAACAACACGCGCGTGATTGATGCGATTGAGCGGGCCAAGAACCGGGTGGGCGGGCAAACGGCTGCTACTTGGCGGGAAACGCTCAAAGTTGAACTACAGGCCGGCATTACTGCCGGTGAATCTACGCGCGAGATTGCCAAGCGTATACAATCACATGTTGCTGATGCGCCGTGGAAGGCTGACATGATCGCAAGGACTGAGACCGCATTTGCAGCAACGGGTGCAATCGATCTTGGCTGGGAGCAATCGGGCGTTGTTGAGGGCAAGAGGTTCCAGGCTGCGGCTGGGTGCTGTGACTTCTGCCAGGCCATTGACAATCGGCAGACACAGCTTGGCGGCGCGTTTGTGCCGCAAGGTGGCCGCATTACATTACCACCTGCCAAGTCGGGTGGAGCGCCAAGGGTGTTGCGAGCGGACTATGCACCAATTGCAGGCGCACCCGTACACCCTCACTGCCGATGTGATATCCTGCCGATACTGTCAACGGGTGGAGGCTAGTTGTGTGTGAGGCTTGGTTGTATTTCTGCCTAGGTGCCGGGTTTATGCTTTGGGTTGTTTGCTTTATTGGTGGTCTGAGACAGATGGGATCGGATGATGAACATGCTTGAGACCTACAAGAACAAACAGGCTGAACAACCCGCACCGCCGAAACCGGTATACACCATCTATGCCCAAGCTGCTGTTGATGGTGGGTTCGTGCGGTGTGATGTACAGGCATTAGACCTGTCTGAACTAAAGCTGCAATGTGATCTGAAGTTCGGGGCTGGCAAACTGACATGGTGGGACACACACCACGCATGGCGGTGGGTGCGCGTCAAGCCGTTGACCATCAGGACATCGGCCAAGAAGAAAAGGCGGCGCAGATGACCAACAGAATGATTGATAGACTTGACAAGAACCTGGGCGTGGTGATCAAGGCGGTTGATGAGACCCGCATGGTCGAGGCCCGCATCTCCACCACAAGCGTTGATCGTGACGGTGATGTGATGCTGCCGAGTGGGGCTGAACTGAGCAACTACCTCAAGAACCCGGTTGTTATGTTTGCGCATGACGGCGGCAAGTTGCCGGTAGGTGCGGTGCCATCTGGCGGCATCAAGCGGCAGACCGATGGGCTGACAGCCAAGGTGCGGTTTGCCGAGCGGCCAGAGTCGCTGCCGAATGAGGCGGAGTGGACACCGGATGTCATCTTCGATCTGTTCAGGCAGGAGATCCTGCGTGCCTTCTCGGTGGGGTTCACCATTCAAGACGCACGTGAGCCGAATAAGCGCGACATCATGCGGTTTGGTGAGAAGGTGCAGCGTGTTATCAATCGGTGGGAACTGCTGGAGATCAGCGTGGTGCCGCTGCCCGCCAATCAAGATGCACTGGCCGTGGCGGTATCAAAAGGGATGATGGATATTGATGGTTGGACGTGCCGGGCGTTGACGACTAAGGTGGAATCTGACGCACTGGTTGTACCAGACAACCGCGTGCAGTGTTATACTGACGGGAGCAAGATAGTATTGGCGTGACTGCGTATGTCGCGCAAACAACGATGGTGATGCTGATCACCGTTTATCATGCTGAAACTGACGGTGGCTTAACAACCTGATCGTGGCATGACGCATGGGGGCGACTGATTCGCGGCCTGACTCTAATATGGGAGTCAGTGCCATGAAATGGCAGGACTTTATCAACCTCATCAAAGGTATGGGGTTTACAGGTGCCGCAGACGATCTTGAGACAGTGCAGACGTGGCTGGCCAAGGAAGGCCACAACACTGATGAGACCGTCTTTGACGGCGAGGCAGTACAACTGAAAACACTCTTTGAAGGCAGGCCGGGCAAGCCATTGGATGCATCCGGTTCTGCCGCAAAGCGAGAAGACGAGGAACGGTTCCGCGCTGCTGTAAGTGCGGAGGTTGCTGATGTGATGAAGGACTTGGGGCTTGATCGCAAGCCAGGCAAGGGCACCAAGATCCATGACATCAAGGTCGGCAAGGACCGATTGATTGACGATCCGCAGGGCGGGTTCAAATCGTTCGGTCACTTTGCCATGCAGGTCAAGGATGTTGCCGCAAGCGGCAAGATCAGCAATGACCTGGACATCTGGACCAAGACGCTCAGTTCCTACGGTTCTGAGAACGTCGGAGCTGATGGCGGGTTCGCGGTTCCGCCCCAGTGGGCAAGTGACATCCGCGTGATGGTCGAGGGCGAGGACTCTGTTCTTGCTCGATGTGACCAGTTCCCCTTGACCGGCAACTCGATTGCATTCCCAACCGACGAGACTACGCCGTGGCAGACAAGCGGCGGGATTCAGGCGTATTGGGAAGGCGAGGCTGGCAGCATCACACAAAGCAAGCCGCTGCTCACCACAAAGGAGCTGAGGCTGCGCAAGGTGACGGCACTCATTCCGGTAACGGATGAGTTGCTTGAGGATGCGGCTGCGCTTGGTGCGTACCTCACGCGCAAGGCTGGCGAGAAGCTCGACTTCAAGCTGGGCGAAGCCATCTTCCGAGGTACGGGTGCGGGGCAGCCGCTTGGGTTCCTGACAGGTGACGGCAAGGTTGAAGCCGACAAGGTGGCTGACCAGGTTGCAGATACCATTCAGGCGAACAACATCTTTTCGATGTACTCGCGCATGTATGCACCGTTCCGTAAAGATGCGGTGTGGTGGATCAATCAAGATCTGGAGCCGTCGTTGTTCACGATGGCACTCAGTTCTAAAACTGATGCGGGTACCTCACAAGATGGCGGCGGCCCGATCTATATCCCGCCCGGCGGCGCGCGTGATGCGCCGTATGCAACACTGCTCGGCAAGCCCGTGATTGCCACACAGCACGCTGCAACGGTTGGCGATGTTGGCGATATCGTTTTCGCCAGCATGAAACAGTACATCGCAGCGGTCAAGAGCACAGGGGTTGAGGCACTCAGCTCGATCCACTTGTTCTTCGACCAGGACGTGACGTGCTTCAAATTCAGAATGCGAGCAGACGGGCAACCGTGGCGTAACACTACCATCAGCCCGCGTGATGGAAGTAACACCATGAGCGCATTCATCACTCTAGGCGCGAGGGCATAACACCATGAGTCTCAAACTCAGCGAAGAAGTTAAGATTGTGGTGGCCGACCATGACCCCAACGCCACTACATCGGCTAATGTTTCCAGCACCACCTGGGTTGACATGAGCGAGTATCACCGTTGTATGGTGTTGCTCATCAAGTCGGTTGGATCAGATAACACTCAAATCTTCCGCATTGATGGATCGGCCGCACTGGCGGGCACTTCGGCGGCAACGCTGAAAACTCGCACCGGCAGCACCGATCCTGATGCGACGGGTGATTGGGCAATGCTGGAAGTTACATCGGACGACCTGGCTGGCCAGGACAGCACTACTTCGGGCGTGCGATATATCTCGGCTGTAGTCAAGACCGCAGCCGCCACGGACGAGTGGCAGGTGGTCTACATACTCAGCTCACCTCGTTACGGCAAGACAGCGTTGACGGCAGGAGCAGGGGCTGCCGCAACGTAGCAGACGATTATTCGTTTCCTCCCCCCTTTCGCTGTGCTGGGGGGCAATGCTTCCCAGCACGGTTTATGCAAGAGTCAGACTCCATTTACATAGTTGGCCGGGGACCATCGCTGGCCAGTTATGAGTTTGATCCGGCAATCACCATCATGGCGGTGAGTTCGGCGGTCTTTGCGTTGCAGGTCAAGCCACAACACTTCTGCACATTAGATGCAGTTAAATACTTTGATGACCGGCACATTGCAGACCGTGACCACTCGTGGCCAAACTCGGTGCATTGCAGGTGGTGGGACTTCTTACATGATGGCGACGTGATGAAGCATGTGCCGCTGTCTCGGCACAAGCCCGGGCATGAGCGGACGATTGCGGTTGACCTGCAAGAACGAATCAACGCCGTGCATGGGGGCGTTGGCGATAAGGTGATGGCTGGGTTTGAGAAGTACCCGCACGCGCTGGGCTGGCAGCCGGGCTGGGCAGACTATACCGATGTCCATGCGTACCCGATGAACCCGGCAACCGGGCTGTGCTTCGATCCTAACGAACAAGACGCAATGACAGGACTGCATGCGTGCAGCAGCAGCATGATCTTTGCTGTGCAGGTTGCGGCGTGGATGGGGTTCCGCCGGTTGATCTTTGTTGGTTGCGATCTGACACATGCCGTATATGAGTTGGTGACACCCACACTAAAGCAATGGTATCCGGCTGCACAGAAGCACGGCATTGAGTGGGTGTGTGATACGCCGGGTTCGCCACTTGCCGAGTTTATGGCTGAGGGGGTGGCAGTATGAGTACCGCCAGTGACAGCATCATCTTGCTGGGGCAGGGGCCAAGTGCTGAGTTGTACGATTGGGATGCTATGGATGTGCCGATCATGGCGGTGAGTGGTGGTTACAAGTTCGCACCTGACATCACACACTTCTGCACGCTGGATCGGCCTGTCTGTTTCCCTGAGTGGCTGCAATCATCCGAGAACTTCACCAAGCATATCGCGGGCAACAAGTTTGCCAAGCGGTGGAGCAAGTATCCTCGCGTGCGGGCATGGGAATACATCGACTCGAGGGACGTGCAGTTCGGGCCGGATGGTCCGATTGTCGGTGGACCACTGCCCCGCAATTACAGTCTGTTCTTCGCCGTGCAACTCGCTGCGAGGCTGGGCTATGAACGGCTGATCTTTGTTGGGTGTGACCTGCTGGAGAATGAACTAAGACCGATCAACAACGTGATGCGTGAGTGGTGGCCGTTGGCTGTAGAGGCTGGGCAGGAGTGGGTTAACGCTTCGCCGCTGTCAACCTTCTGCGAGTGGATGCCAGAAGCCAAGCAAGTAGAAAGGCTGGAAGTATGAGCAAGATGGTACACATCGTCGGGCAGCTCGGCACCAGGCAGTTCAAGTGCAGCAGGGGTGCAGAGGTGTGGGGATGCAATACTGCCGTGCTGAAGTACGGGCAACTGACACGGCTGTATCTGATGGACCACCACAAGTATTACCCGCCGAACTTCGCAGAGATCGTGAACAAGTGGGGCGGGCCGGTGGTGGCACGGGCCGAGTTCCCCGGCATTGAGAGGCAGGACAGATACCCGCTACAAGATGCAATCATGCTGAGCGGACGACCGTACTTCACCAGCTCGATTGCGTACATGATTGCACATGCCATCCTGCAAGGTTATGAACGGATCAACCTGTACGGCATGTACCGTCTGCCTGCATCGGCTGATTACATGGCGCAGAAGCCGTGCCTTGATTATTGGATCGGGCTTGCCATTGGCCGGGGTATCAAAGTTGAGATCGACCCGGCAAGTGATGTGGCCAAGCCGTACCCGTGGCAGCCCGACTTGTACGGATATCAGGTGCAGCGACATGAACACATCGCCCAGCATGTACTGGGTGCAGTGGTTGGGACCATCATGGCGATACCGACCGAGTTTATACATGTGGTTGATGATGCCGTAACTGCGGGGAGCAAAGTAGATGGCTGATACGCAGCACGATACCGAGTACACCCCATTGTCTGAGTTTGTGACCTTTCGCAAGGAGATCAGACAGGACGTAAAGGATATCAAGGACGCGATTGGTGGGCTTGCGACCCAGCAAGCCGTCACGGGCAAGCTCGACGGCAAGACCACAATTGCCCTGATCAGTGTGTTGATGTTTGCCCTGATGGGCACGGTGACGATCATCAGTATTGTGGGAGCAATGGCGTTGAACCCACTTGCGACAAACATTGCAGAGGTAAAGCATTGGATTGAGGAAGATGATGTTCGCACAAGGGTTGATTCCAAGATAATCGAGTCACTTGCTCAGGGGTTGAAGGAAGTAGAGACTCAGTTTCAGGGGATGAGTGCGGTCAACAGCCTGAGGCATCAGGAGCAAGAGAAGTTCATCGGTCTCTTGTGGCAGAAGGTGGATGGCACAGATTTGCAGGGTTCAGACATCTGGCCGATATTCGGCCAGCGCGGGGACACGGACAGATAAGGATGATTACATGAACATTAGATTCACAACACGTGTTGGCGAGTATGGGGCTGGCGAGGTACATGACTTCGATGACATCCCCGCCAAGCAGTTCATTGCGGCAGGTGTGGCCGAGCTGGTTGTCAAGCCGTTGGCGGATGAGCTGCCGCCATTCGCCAAGGCGATCATTACCAAGATCAAGAAGAAGCCCAAACCACCGAAGAAGGTAACCGACGATGGCACTGACCAAGGATGAACGCGGCGAGCTGGTGAGTTTCTATCTCACTGAGTATCAGCCCAACAGCACCGCAAGCGAATCAACGCTCAGGATGTTGTTCGACAAGCTGTACGCGCGCATCACCGTACACCTCGGCCGTGATCTACTCAGCACTGATTACAGCGAAGTGTATCAAGTGCCGACCGGTGGGGAGCTGGTGCTGCGGCAGCCGGATGTAACAGCGGTTATGCGGGTGTGCTTAGAGCTGGATGACAGCCTCACGGCCGAGTACAGCGGCTCTGACACGCACGCAACTGTCGAGGTGACTGATACTGCGGTGGTTACGCGGAGCCGTGTGGGGACGACCACGACCACCACAACCAGCACCTTTGCGGCCAACGTGAAGATCAGCGATATGGTTACCACGATTGATGCGTTGGGTGGGTGGTCTGCATCGACTGTCAACGATGGACCGAGTGCGTACCTGCACCGCCAGGGCGTGATTGATGCTGACGGCAAGCCGGTAACACTACAGACGTGGGCGGATTGGGATGATGATTACCGCGTGGACTACGGCGCTGGCACGATAACTGCTGCCGGCGTGGTGGGGTGGTCTGCGTGGAGTCACCTCGGGCAGATGCTTGTTGAGTACACGGCTGGAGCATCGGCGTTGCCTGATGATATCCAGTTGCTGCTGTTGGAGATGTGCCACGCTTCGCTTGATTCTGCTGCGCGTGATGGTGCGCTGCAATCTGAGAAGCTGGGCGATTATGCCTACACACTGGCCACGGCAGATAGCAGGCAATCTGAGTGGCATGATCTGCTGGCAAGGTACAAAAGGGAGCTGCCGTGAGAACTGGAATGAGGACATTGCCATGACTATCACGCGGAGCATGATATGAGTGTAGCAACACTCGCCAACACTAAATGCACCGTGCAGAGTTACACTGAAAGCAAAGATGCTGCCGGTGGCGTGGTGCGCTCATGGTCTGATGGTGCAACCGTGTGGGCAAGAGTGCAGGCGCTCAACGCACAAGAGCTGCAGTTGTATGACCGTACTGTCCATCAACGTATGCTCAAGGCTTACATCAGCGGCACCCCGGAGATCACCGCCAAGGATAAACTCACCGCCACGATCAACGGCACATCACGCACGTTTCTCGTTGTCGGCGTTCGTGACATCGATATGCTGGGCAGGTTCACCACGTTGCACCTGGAGGAAGAATTGTGATAGTTGGCGAGGTACGGTTCAAAGATGATCTGCACGGTGTTCTCCGCAGCGCCAAGAGCGGAATTGAGGCTGCTGTTGCTCGCGGCGGGGTTGTGGTGCAAGATGAAGCCAAGCGGCTGCTCAACCTGGAGGCCGGGCCGACCATTACATCTCCAACAACGGCATCATCTGGTCCGGGCGAGCCGCCACACAAGCGCACCGGGCATCTTGGCCGAAACGTGCAAACCGAAACGGCAGAGCGTGATGGCACGTTCTTTGCCCGTACCGGCACCAACGTCAAGTATGGCAAGTGGCTGGAATTGGGAGCCAAGGCACACATGATTATAGCAAAGAAGGGGCGGGCGTTGCGGTTTGTTGGGCACGGCGGTGCTGTGATCTTTCGCAAAAGGGTGTTTATTCCCCGGCTGGAACCACGACCGTGGCTGCGGCCAGCGATGGACCACAAGCGCAAAGATGTTTTGGCCGAGATCAAGAAGGTTAAGATCAAGAGCAAGTTGGGGACTATCAGTGGCAGTTGAAATACAAGACATCCTCGACGGACTCTACTCGCACCTGACCGGCGACAGCGCGTTCAACACCGCGCTGGGTGGCACCGGTTCAACTGCCGGGCGGCTATATCTGGCCGAGGCGGTCGAAGAAGCAACGCTGCCATATGCGGTGACGCTGGTTATTGATGATGTGCCGGAAGATACATTCACAACAACCGGCTTTATGGTGCGGGTACAGTTCAGTATTTACACGGCGCGGGCACCCGGGCCGCGTGCGGCAACGGTAATACAAGACAAGCTGCGGGCAAGGCTGCACAATGCCACCTTCAGCATTACAGATCATTACACATGGTGCGCAAGATGTGACATCAACAGAGGGCCGTTTGTTGACGGCATCACCTGGCGATGTGATTCAGATTATCTCATTCAGGGCAATGCCACGTAAGGAGTAACTAACGATGGCCAATGTTGCGCATGGAATTGAAGGAACGGTGACGTTTGCCTCCGGCTACGATACCGACGTACACCAGTGGTCTATCACGCTCACGGGTGACACGGGCGAGATCACTGCATTCAGTGATACATGGCGGTCACATATGGGCGGGCTGAAGTCTTGGAGCGGCAGTTACACTGCACGCTGGGATGCCGAGGAAGATATCGACGGGCCAAGCGCTGCGGGGCTGGCGGGTGCCAGTGCTGCTGCTACGTTCGTGTTTGCTGATGATACAACAGACGGCTCAATCGCTGGCAACATCATCATCACGGGCATTGATACATCGGTTGATATCGAAGCGGCAAACTCATTGACGTTTACATTCATCGGTGACGGTGAGCCGACTATCACAGAATCAACCACCACGTAATGGAGTTATGAACACATGACCAGCGCCGGCATGGATAACATTGTTGATGCACCCGTGACAATGCAACTCACGGATGGCAAGGACTATACATTCTCGCCCATCAGCCAGGATGTGTTGATGGGTGAGTTCCGTGAGTGGGTCAAGGAACAGCACCGCCAATCAATCGAGGCTGTACCGGTTGAGTATCGGGCCGCACTCTACAGCGAGCATGTACGCAAGGGTGTGCAGTTTGATGAACTGCTTGAGCATGTGATGTCTTTAGATGGCGCAACGTGGCTGGTGCATTGCGCACTCAAAGGCAACCACCCTGATGTCAAGCAATCGGATGTACTCAAGCTCGTTGGCGGGCTTGAGCGTATGGTTGAAGTGATTGAGCGTATCGCGGGTCTTGTACCTGATGAAGATGGTGATGTGGGGGAAGCGGAAGCGGCCAGCCCCTCAACGAGTTGAACTGGCCGCAGGCTTGGATGATGTTTGCAGCGGCGACAAGCACGCCGCTGAGTGAGGTAAGGCGTATGACACTTGGTACATTCATCAGGCACATGAAGGAGCTGCCAAGTATATTGCCATTGATCAACCCGCTGGCCGGGGGTGAAGGGACCGGCGCACCGACCGACCCCCCGGCGGCGGGCCATTCTTCGGGACACACATCAGAGTATAAATCAACCCCACCCAAGCAGGTCTTTGCGATGGCGAGGTCGATGGGCATGAAGGTCAAGAAGGTGCCGAGGCGGGATGATAAGACATGAGCAAGCTGGCTGAAATATATGTTGAGTTGAGTGCCAAGACTGCGAAGCTCAAGCAGGGGTTAACCAAGTCTGTTCAGATGAGCAAGGAGTCGGCGGCAAAGATCAAGACCAAGTATGCCGGCTTGTTCGGCAAGCTCAGTAATATGGCTAAAGACTTGTTTCAGGGGATTATCAAATGGGCCAAGCGAGCTGCGTTGGCCGTTGTTGCGTTGACTGGCGTGTTGATTTACAAGTCAATCAAGGCGTGGCAAGCGCAGGAGAAGGCAGAGAATGATGTGTCTGCCGCGCTGCGGTCAACTGGGCAAGAAGTGAAGAATAACACCAAGCTGTTAAAAGAACAGATGAGTGCAATTCAGAAGGTGACATCATACAGCGATGAGTACCTATTGTCTCTGGCTGCAATGTCCATCGGCATGGGGGCGAGCGCAAAAGAGGCTGGGGATATGGTCAAGACGGCTATCGGCTTCGCCAAGAAGCTAGGCCGTGAGATCAGCCCCGAGATCGTCAAATATGCTCTACAGATTCAGCTCGGCCAGCTTGAAGCATTACAGGAGATGGTGCCGCAGTTGCGGACGGTGACGGCGCAGGCCGAGAAGCTGGCCATAGTGCAACAGTTTGTTGCTGAGGGGTATCAGGCGGCCAATGCAGAAATGGATGTCCAGACCGGTAGACTCAAGTTGCTCAGAGAAGCAATCGGCAACGTGCTTGAGCAACTCGGCAGGATACTTACAACCGGCGCTGCCGACAAAACAAAGTCGTGGATTGATGGGCTGAGAAAGGTTGCAGTTGACCTTGAGACCCGGCTGAAGGGTGTTCGTGGCCAGCTTGACGATATCAAGCGGGTGGCCCGTGATCTGTTAGATATGGTCAACGAGTTCACCGGGATGAAGTTTGGCAAGGGCAACTTTATTGACGAGATCAAGATTGCAGTATATGAGTTGAAGTTGCGTGTTGTGGGTATCTTTGACTACATCAAGGATAAGGTCGATTGGCTGATCGAGAAGGCGGGGATGGTACTGGACATTGCCGAAGCCACAACCCCTGGATTCAGGCTGTTGCGGGGGGTGCTGGGTGAAGAAGGAATAGATGCCAAGGGCAGGTCAAAGATTGAAGATCTGGTTAAGATATTCCGTGAGGAACTTGAGGCACAGCGGGGCGGTATACTGTTTCTCAAGAAGAAGCAGGTGCGGGAATTGATGGGGCAGGCGCGCATGCTATCCGAGGCGTGGAAGGGGCCGGGCGATAAGCCATCCCTGATGGAATTCTATAATATGTTGGCGGATGACTTATTGGAGACAACGGGGCGAGGGGGTGGCAGTTACGGCAAGGCACCACCCTCCATCGGCGGCGGCGCCGGTGTTGCTAATCTTGTCAAGGGCATCACCACTGCAATACAGACCGCAACCGGCACTTACCGGGTGGGGCAGCGTACCGTGCTGGAGCAGACTGCTCGTACCATCAGCGACAATGTAAGCTCCATAGTTAATAAGATGGACGAACAGATTGATATAGCATCACGCGCGGCATCGGGCGGCGGCGAAGCCCCATTCACTGGATACCCGTAACATGACATACACAGTTAACGAAGCGGTCAACAGACGGGAACAGCCAACACCGGAGAAGGCCATCCGTGTATTCAACGCGGTTGGCACTTCGGCTACTCCGGTGGTGTCTGCAACGGCTGCGCTGATGGCAGTTGACTCATCAACCGGCATGAAGATACCGCCGATCTACGAGCCGCACCCTGACGACGCAAGCATGGTGGTGACGAGTATCATCCCGCGCATGTTGCCGGGCGGTGAGCGGCACTGGCTGATGGAATGTGTGTATACCATACTGCCATTGCAATACCCCGAGGATGCAGACGAGGGCGGGGATGGTGGCAGCGATGAGTTCTACAGCAGAGTTAACATTGATTACAAGACCGACTTTGAGGATCAGTGGCGGAGCTGTGGTATGACGCTGCCACCTAAGATCAATGAGCCTGTGCGGGGCGATGATATTGGTGGGCAGCCGATTGATTCTATGGGTGTGCCGACAAGCGTAGGGATTCGCAAGGCGGTACTCACGATCACCGAGCAGTATGCAGACCTGGGTATTAATCCAGTTATCGCAGGCATGGAGAACAAGCGGAACAGTTCCATCTTTATGGGGGCTGAGCCTGGCAAGCTGGTGTACATCGGCGGCGTTGGAACTAATGTCAACCGGTACACATGGGAAGTGACGCACAGGTTTGCATGGGATGACTGGTATCACTTACGACAAGTGCCTGAGCGTGAAGTGGATGGTAAGCCAAAGTTAAACACAACGATATACACAGACGCACCGGATGGCGTTGACGTTCCCATCGGTGAGATGGCCCAACCTGTTTTCTTCGTTCAGCCGTACCCAACAACGGGCGACTTTACTCAACTGGGGATCAACCTGGAATGACCTGGCCACACTTCACCAAGGGACAGGGCATACTCACCGCGCAGGTGTTGAACGATCTGTTTGCGGAGATCGCGGCATGGCAGGCGGTGCGGCCAAGCATCGAGTCAATGGCCAAGCGAGAGAGTGAGCCGTGGGTGCAGCATGGGATACCTGTGCTGATCACATGCTGCCAAGCGATTGGGACAGAGGTCAATCGGTGGGAGTATGGCTGGTGGGAAGCAATATGGGACGAGAGTGCGGCCAAGTTTATTATCAAGCCCCACCCCAGATTGTCGAGCAGTGACGGCACTGACGTGTTTGCTTACCCGGCATACAACGGAGTTGAGAGCAGCAACGAGCCAACGGGTGTGTTAAGTGGTGGTGTTGATATTGATGGTGCGGATTACCCTGCGGGGTTTGCGCTTGTGCCGATCAGGGCTGGGCAGAACAGTCATGCTAATGTCAACCAAGCACCGCCTGCATGGATGCACTTCTTGCGGAGCGATGAGGGGCAGTTGGTGCGTGTGTTCTTCCTGATGAACCAACATGACGGGGAGTGCAGCACATGAGTCAGCACCGTGTTGTATGTTGTCACGGTGACGGCGACTTCGCAGACTGCGCAGATTGTGACTCTACTTATACTGCCACATTCAATGGGTTTGAAGTTGAGCTGACTGATGGTTGCCCGGGTGCAGAAGATTGTGACGACTGCGGTGGGGAGTTCAATTTCAGCAAGACCATCACACGAGTTGGCAATACGTGTAAGTGGCAGTGGGTATCGTCGGCACCGCACACCCTGTTGTGTACGTCAACAAGTCCAGACGCTTGCAAGTGTTGGGTACAGGAGGTAGTAGTTGTAAACGGCTGGCACGCCGGCACCGGTTTGCAGATGTGGTATGCATGGATGAAGGTGGCAGCAACGGCCGCTGGTGGCGGCAATATTGGCTATGGGCAATTCGGTTATTCAGAACGGTGGTTGCTATCTGAGCCACCATGTGTGCCGATCAAATCGTGGACGTGGGATAGTTATATTCGCACTGGTGCCGGGCCTGGCGTGTATATGATAACTGCCGGGACGTGTGTAACATCATGACAGTTATCCACTGCCAACATTGGTCACCACGCACACGTACCGGAGGGTGCTGTGCAACCGGCAAGCATGGCGGTCATCCATCATTCGGCACGTGTATTCAGCATTGCAATGTTAGGACCGGATGGGATGGTGATGCACCGACTGTAACAACGGTCAAGCACAAACGGCAACGATCAACACGTCCACCCTGGCTCACCGCACAGATTGCCAAGTGCCGCACGTGTGATCACCTGACTGAGTGTATGCCGGACATGCGGGCCGATCAGTTGTGCGGGTTGTCGGGGTGGATACGGGCAGACGGGTGGGCGTGTAAGTTAGATCAGGTATTGCAGGAGATTGCGTGAAAACTTTCTCGCTAGGAGACTCGTAATGGCAGATAAGCTATGGATCGGAACTGATGGGGATTGGGAAGCGGCGGGCAACTGGTCACCTGCAAACCAGCCGGTTAATGCTGATGACGTGTTCATCTTGGATGGCGACGATGACATCGACGGCTTGGATAAAAGCGCAATTGATCTGGCCAGTATGAGCGTTGGCCACGGCTTCACCGGCAGTATTGGCACATCGGGTACGCCATTACAGATTAATGCAACCACGTTGATCTACAACGGGCGGGGCGCGAGTGCGTATTTATCGGGCACTTACACTTCGGCCATTGCCGGTGGCGGCATGGGTGGGGATGATGCTCTGCACATCGGCGGGGCGATCACCAGCATGTACGTGGTAAGTGGATGGATGGGAACGATCACGTTTGAGAAGGTTGATGCGGGTGATGGGGCAACGATGTTGACGCTTTACATTTGCGACGCACCACGTTGCACCTTTGTTGCGGCAAGCGATGTGACAGGCCCGGCAACTTCTGCGAAAATAGACAGCGGCAACGTAACGCTTGCCGCAACGTGCGCAACGGTCGAGGCGCGTGGGGGGCAGTTGACTTGCACCGGAACTGCCTCTTATGGCACAACCGCTATGAACATCAGCAGCGGGGCAAGGATTCGCTACAACAGCTCGGGGGCCATCGGGGTGCTCAACCTTTATGATGCCACGCTCGACTTCAGCGACAACGAAACAGTCGGCGTGACCATCACGGCAGGTAACATCTACTCACCAAAGGGCCGTATCCTCGAGGCGTCAGGCGCATGTCCGGTAACCTATACCTCACTCAAGCAGTGGCCAGCGGGCCGGTGTGTGCGGGTTGGCGCAGGCAGGACGATTGCCATTACGTAGGGGCAGCACATGGACCACCCAGCCGAGCAAACAGCTGAAGAACAGATCGCCGAGGCGCTGGCCGAATTGCTTGATACTCTCCGTGCGGGCAAGCGACTGGAGGACATCTATCCGGTGAGGTATATCCGACGAACCAAGTGCGGCATCATATCCCGCATCAGCCAGCCGCCAGTAGAATCATAACTACTCCCCTCGTTATACCGAGGTTGGTGCCCGCAATGCGGGCATCTTTTGCATGATCCTCAAGGGCTGAGGATTGGCCGTGCTACGTTTGTGTGGCTGAGATGCCCTGGTGGGCATTGTGTGGCTGCTGGGCAGCATACGGCGTTTAGAGCAATCTCAAGATACGGTCAAGACCTGCTGGCGGCGGGTCGATGGTGTGTATCTGCCCACACGTAGCGGGCGCATAGGGGGCGCATAAGGGGCGCATAAGGGGCGCATAGCGGACGCATAGCGGACGAAACCAAACCAAACGAAAGGGACCACATGAGACATTGCACATGCCAGAAACTCGGAATCAGCACCATTGCCGCCATCGTCTTGGTGGCTGTAATCATTGCCGTGCTAATGAGTTGTACCGGATGCCACGCACTGTCGGGGCTGGGCACGGACATCCACCGGATGGCTGAGTCCACGCGGTCGGCCATGACCAAGGAAGAGGTGCGGTATGACCACTGATCTTGTGGCAGAATTGCAAAGGAATCTAAAGAAAGGCACATCGCAGCACAGGATCGGCCACCATGAGGCGGCAGCCCTGCAACGCCTGGCCGACGATATCAGGGCCATGCCGTCCCATAAAATAACTTCGGAAAACATTCGGCAACCTGTTGACAACCGTTCGAAAATTCGCATCATGGCTGCTGAAAGTGAGGTGACGATATGACAACAACAACCGTGATGGCCGAGGACTTGTACCAGCAGACAACGCAGATGTGGCAGTGCCCGGTCTGCAAACACCTGATGGATTATGACGAGCTGGACGGGGCAACAACCAACGTGCATGTGCCGGAGCAGGGCAGCACAATCGCACATTGGGAGCAGGAAACCATCTGCCCGGGGTGCTGCGCTGACATTCATTACGATGTGGATGAGGTGCAGGTGTGCGATGACTGTGGCGAGATCGTGGACACCAAGCAGGATCATGAGTGCGAACAACACCAACAAGAAAGGGCAACCGATGACACAGACACCACTTCAATCTCCATTGTATGAGTTGGAGAACATGATCAGAACGGCGGCGGTGGCTGCCGTCAAAGACGTGCAGTTGCAACCACCTGCCGTTGATGCCGTGATCACATCGACCGAGCTGGAGGGCTTGGTCAACCGTGCAGCTGCAATGATCGGGGATGAGACAATTCAGCGCGTGACCAAGGAGTTGCAGCGCTTCATTGAGCGGGCAACAAAGTTGCAGGGTACTCTGGTTGTGCGCGAGCGTGAGCAGGCTGGGCTGCTGGTTACAAGGAGTCTGTAATGTCCGCAAAGAAACCAGCAATGCAAGTGGCCGAGATCAGATCGGCTGATGATGTGGTACGGGCAGTGACCGCACTGTACGGGCTGAACAAGGGAGCGTTGCGAGGTCCGCTGCGTACCAGATTTTTGGTGAAGGCACGCCGATTGGCTGCGGTCATAATGAAGCGCAGCCTCAACATGAGCATGGCCGAGATCGGCAAGCCGCTTGGCCGTGCGGGGAGCACTGTGTATGGGATGCTTGAAGGTTATTACGACGATGAGCAGGCCAGGCGGGTTGATTATCAGCAGGACTTTCTGGCAGTGTACGGCGAGTTCAGGAGGATCAATCCATGAGTGATCAACCAACAACCGCACCACCACCCGGCATCTACCATGATGTCCCGTTCAGCGAGTACCGCACCTGGCCGTACATGAACAACAGCCTGCTCAAGCGTGCTGTTGTGCGTGACCGCAAAGTCAGCATGGCTCACCTTAAGGCTGCGATTGATGAGCATGCGGGTATATCCACCCCACCCACCAAGGCAATGCAGTTCGGATCTTTCCTGCACACAGCATCGCTGGAGACTCTACAGATTGCAGCTCGGTACGTTGTCATGCCGGCGTTTGAGGGTGATGCCGACAACGTGACACAAGCAGGCAAGCCAACCAACAGCAAGAACACCACATACTACAGGGCAAGGGCCAATGAGTTTGCCACGGTCAACGGTGATCGGGAAGTGGTGAGCCAGGCTGACTTCGATCGGATGCAGGCAATGCTGCGATCATTGCGGGACAATTCTATTGCGGTTCAATATCTGAGAAGTGGCGGCCATCCCGAAACGTGTCTTGTGTGGGATGATGCAGCAAGCGGTGTGCGGATGAAGGCGCGGGTTGACTTGGTGCGCAACAGTACGTGCAGGTTGATTGATGTGAAAACTGATGCAGACCCGCTGGCTTTCTCACACTCAATACATAAATACTGTTATGATATGCAAGGTGCCATTTACACGGACGGCATGGCAGCCAACACTGGGGGCCTGCAATGGGAGTGGATCATGGTGGTCCTCGGCAGCACATCGCCTTACATCACGCTGGCAGCGCCGCTGCATGAACGGGCGTTACAAGCTGGCCGTGAGCTGTACCGCAAGGTGCTGGCTCAATACGTGGTTGCACGCGATACCGACAAGTGGCCGGGGCCAGCCAACCCCACGGCATTCACCATGCCGGATTGTGTTTACGATGACGAGTCAATCACGATGGGCGGCAAGCCTGTCAGTTTCTAATGTTAGTTCTAACGTGCCAAAGAAAGGGTAAGACATGAACATCAACGACCAATTCCCATCAAAGTATCTGCGGGCATCTGACCTGCAAGGCCATGACGCTGCCGTGACAATCGCATCCGTGACAACTGAGGACGTGGGTGGCAGCGACAACCCCACCGACGTCAAGCCGGTGATATACTTCTCCGGCAAGAACAAAGGGCTGATCCTCAACAAGACCAACGCCAACACCATCAGCAAGTTGCACGGACCTGAGACTGACGCGTGGCTTGGCAAGGCGATCACCGTGTACCCAACTGAGACTGAGTTCAGGGGCGAGATGGTGACGTGCTTGCGGGTGCGGCTGAATGCACCATCGCTGCCAGCAACACAACCTGCACAGCCAGTACAGCCCGCGCAACAATCACAACAGGTATCGCCGGTATCATCGACCGAGCAACACGTCGAGAACACGGGCGGCATGGCTGCGGCACTGACGCGCTCGGTGCCGGGGGTGGGCGCCGCGCCTGTTGATGATGCTGCGCCAATCAGCGATGACGACATCCCATTCTAACCCCCTTCCACTTTTGCACTGTCTGCCGTTGGGGAAACTCGGCGGCAGGCATTACCATCAGACGGAGGGGCCGACATGAAACGAACACCACTGCCAAGTCGGATGAAGGTGAAGGTCCAGGTGTGGCACGAGTGCATGATCTGCGGGCGGATCGAGCAGGACGATGAGCCGGCACATATGCCGGGGCACAAGAACAGCCACGACTGTGCAGGTGGCGAGCATGCACCGCACGCCAAGACAAAGATGCTGCGGCGGGAACGGCTGATCTTTTGATGACTTGACGCCGATTGCCGATAAGGTAGAGTGGCAACTCTGGACCACGATATGACCACGATCACAGACAATACAACAATCCTACTGCGGCACACAGGCCCGGCACCATTGTCGTGGGTGGTGCTGGGCTGTGCCCGGTAGGGTTATCTGGTGGATGGCATGGCAACAAACAGGGTGGACACCGGCAGCACATACGTGCCGAACTCACTTCTGCTTGATCCGCAGTTCTGGCAGATGGGGGAGTCAAGACGGGCAACACTGCTGGTCTTGCTGGCTCACCGCAACCGCAAGACGGGGCTGGCTTGGCCCTCACAAGACACCATCGCCAAGATGATCGGGCGGAGCAGGCGTACCGTGTGGGGGAGCATCAAAGACCTTGAGGCGGCTGGGATGATCCAGTGTAAGCGGGGACGGATGGGGGGTGGCAGGGTACAAAGTGCAATCACAATTTATCGCTTCCCATGTGTCGAGGACACTGTTGTTGATTGTGCAACCCGGGCTACTCAAACAACAGCGCCCCCACATGGTATTGATTGTGCAACAGTTGTTACTCAATCATCGGGGCGTTGTTTGAGCAACTCACGGTCGTTGATTGAGCAACCTGTGACCGTTGATTGTGCAACAGCTGTTGCTCAGGAACCAAAAGAGAACCATAAGAGGAACCATCATCAGCGACGGCAGATTGATTCCGGTCCCAAAGACGCGCGCGTGGCGGCAGCCTCTGCCGGCTGCGCCGAGGCGGCTACGCCGGCTGCTGATGTGATCGCTGCGCTGATGGGAACGGGGATCGGGGAACCTACCAGAACGGATCTGGCCTCCATGCCGGGGATCACCGCCGACATCATCACCTCCACCGCGGCGACCACCCAACAACTGGGCGGGGGCATCGGCATGATGGTCAACAACATCAAGGCAGCGGTTGAGGCAAATCGGGTTGCCATAGCCCACAAGGCCACACAAGCCCGTCTAAGGGCCGTCGAGGCAGAAAGGGTATCAAGAGCCATCTTAGAAAGAAACGCGGCAGAGAGGCTTGTAGCGGCTGAGGATGCACGTGTGGCTGCGTACATCGACTCGCTCAGCCAGGATGAGCAGGATGAGCTGAGGCAGCAGGCAGTGGGGCTGGCCACCAACGGCGTTGCACGACAGGCAATGGGGCGGTGCGGGCTGGCCAACACGATGGTGAGGAATATGGTGCTGCCGTTGATTGCGGATCGGCTGGATGGGGTGGTGCCGGCACAATGACAGACTCCCAACAACAACTAACCGAGATCACGGCTGGCCGGTGTGTGGTTCAAGTCGGTATCTCACTTTTCCGCCCAGCCCCACCAATATCCAGGCTGCTTGTTGCGGCCAGGCTGGGCGGTTTATACTTACAACCTCCTATGCAGCACCAAGGCAGATCATCCCCGGCTGAACTGCTTCCCGCGCACGGATGCGCGCGGTGCTGCGTTACATGAAAACACAAGCATGAAAGGGTGATGTGATGGCGAAACAGTGCGTTGACGAGAAGGTGCGAGCCGCAGTTGTTGAGATCGCTGATAAGGTGGGATTGCTTGCCGGCAAGTATGCCAAGCTGGAATCTCGCCTTGATGAAGTGGAGGTCAAGCAGGCGAGTGAAGTATTGCCCCCTGGACGGCATCGTGTTTGTGAATACGTTGATGTGCCAGACATCCCAGACAACCCACCCGCTCAAAAGCAGGAAGTCCTACTCTGCACACGCCACCCCTCGAAGTTGATGGAGCCGTTTGCGGTTGAGGGTGTGAAGCCGTGGTTCAACATGACGGAGTGGTTGTTTGATCCGCAGCATGAGGGGCTGTGGACAACACCGCACAACAAGATTTGCAACTGGATTCAATCGTGTGTGCCAAATGGCTTTGACGGCATTGTTGCCATCGATTGGGAGCAAGAGGGAATCTACATTCTCAAGGCTGGCCCGGACCATCCGGGTTGGAAGCAGACATTTACTGACTATCGTAAACTGCTGAAGTATGTCAAGGAACTCCGCCCCTATGCCAAGGTAGGCTACTGGGGCCTTCCCTTCGACCGCTACAGCAACTACGGCGTTGACCGCCAGGCATCACTCGATGCGATCAGGCCGTTGATGGATGAAGTGGATGTGCTGCTGCCAGATTGTTATATCACGGCAACCGTTGCCGATAACATGGTACGCAAAAGGGGACGAGTTGCTCAGGCGTTGTCAGATTACGCCAAGCCAGTCTATCCTTGTGTGTGGGCACGGGATAAAGTAACACGTGAGTTGATGGACCATAAAACGCTAAGAGAGTATTTGGAGTTTGCTCTGTTACCATACGGCGGCAATAGTATCCCCGATGGCCTCCTCATCTGGGACATCACGCACCGCTGGCTCAAGACGGGTGCGTTCCCACAGGTTATAGCATCTGAGAAACTTACAACAGAGACAGCCGATGAGTACCTTGCTCGGCTGGAGTACTACGTTTCCGCAACTGCAATGGATGTGGTGAACGGGGTTGATGTTGTGCGGCCATTTGTAAGGCCGGGTAAGTGGCACAAGGTACCGGTGCAGATCAAGTCAACTGCACCAACGCCGGAGTATGTATCTTTCAAGAAGGGACGTGATGTGAGCAGGCCGAGTATTGGGAGTAAACAAGATGGATGATGTGGAACGGCTGAGAGACGTAGCTAAATATTTTACTAAGGAGAACCCAGAGCCATTGTCTGCGGTAACTCGTGCTGGGAATGTTGTTCTACTCCACTGTACCGCCGACACGCTTGCTCGATTGCCGGTTACGGCTGACGGGGTAAGAGTTGTGCCGGGGAAACAGGCATTCTATTACTTTACAACACCACCCAGCCTCTGCGAGATAACAGTTGCCAGCGTAGGTATTGCTGGTGATGCAATATGTGATTGGACAGACGGGGGTGAACCTGCAGGAGATGTATTGGAGTGCAGTAAGTTATGGTCATCCCGCGAGGCATGGGAAGCGGCACAGAAAGGGAAATAACAATGAGTGACATGAGTCAACTAAGGCAAATAGTCAGAGAACTTGAGGATGATAGGCATCTAAAACCCGCCGAACTTCTCCGTCGTGCCGCCGATGACCTAGAAAAGCTACCGGTAGTCAAAACCGGTGAGAGGGTTATTCCTGGCATGGGGATTTGTGTGTTCCACCCCGATAAATCATTTGTTGGTCCTGAGGGTGTTCGACACGGCCATCCATTGGTATATTTGTATGGAATATGGAGCATGTGGGGATACCACGCTTCTGAATGTTATCTAACGGCTGCTGAGGCCGATGAAGCGGCACAGAAAGAAGGTGGTGGGTGATGGAAAACTATACAATAAAGAATTTCCCGTCAATGTCTACGGCGGCAATGGCATCGCTGGCACTCACTGCTTCTTTGGCTGGCGGAGACAGAGAGCGGCGATACCGACCAAGACCTAAGAATCGCAAGTGGGGCAACAACTGGAAGGTTCGTAAGAAAAAGAAGTCGAGGTAATGATGACCTACACACCAGAGGACATACCGAAGATCCTTGCCGAGCGTAGGGCGTATCTTGGAGTGGGATTTGATGGGTGGGCCAGATTAGAAGCCATTGACAAGTTCAAAAGGCATATTGGAGAAAGAGATCTATTCCACTTACTGCTTGACGAGATTGAGAGGTTACAGCCAAGTGGGGTCTATGAATATGGAGAGGTCTATAATCACTCCATTGAGCAGCCATCTGAACTAAGAGATGTGCCGACAGAAACAACAACCAACACGCCTCCAGTGCAGGAAGGTGGTGGGTAATGAGTGAAGATATCATTCAATTTACTCCACCTACAAGAAGCCAAGCAGATATAGAGTTTGAGCAAAGGCTTGAACAGTGGTGGGAAGAATTACATGTGGGAATACCTCAGCATATAATACAGAGTGGAAAGATGAGCAGTACGGCATCAGAGTTTAGAATGTATCAACCACGTTGGAGGGGACCAACAACGGAGACTTGAACGATGAAAATGATTCTTTTCGCAATTGGGATGTACTTTGTGGGCTATGCTCCACTGGTGGAGAACTTTGTGGATGCAAAAAAGTACACTGAGAACACCATCTATGACGCAGGGCCACCCATTCCAAGAGTGGTTGAGCAAACGCCACCGATGATGACGGTGGGCAGCAAGACCGAGGTCACACAGATATACATTGCAACCGGTCCTGGCGTGTGGGGATACCCATGGGATGAGTATAACATCCAGTGGGACCAAAGCGATCCCGCACTTGGCACGCCGTCCAAGATGACATTCACATTCCACATTGGCATCAACACCATTGAGGCTGATGAGCGTGGATGGACGGCAACACCAACAGGCAGCGATGCAGGTGAGTGTGAGTATCTTGAGCCGTGGGACATGTGGCTCTGCCCGTTCAAGTGTAGAGTGTTCTTCGACTTCAAGATCGTGAGTGGCGACTGGCCTGCACCGGCAGCTGCTTATGTTGAGGCTGAGGAGATTGCACCGCCGATCTTGCAGGATGAGACATGGGTGGACGTGCATCTTGGCTCGATCGGCCCGACAGTATTCAAGCGAGAGACAGTTGACCCTGCGGTAATCGCGGACTTCGTTGGGACGGGTACGATCACCCACCGAGTTCTACCTTACTCGCTGTGGCAACTCACAGTCTCGCATGAGGGCGTGTGTGTGGTTGACGGTCTTGAGCGTAAGATCGAATTGAGGCTTACTTATGAGTACGACGATAAACCTGCCGACGTGAATCGCGATGGCGTGGTTGATGTGGCGGACTTCGTGCAGGTGTTGCTCTCGCCGTGGGGTGAGTGTGAGGCGGACACACCGGAAGATGTTGACACTGATTGCAATGTTGACGTGGATGACATGATCGCCGTGCTGATGGCGATGTAACAGCAGAAGTTGACAGACTTGAGAGGCTGAAGGCGAATCGCAGACAATGCGGCGTCGTCTCGCCACGCGAAACCCCCGGCGTGTATATGGGGCATAAGAAGTACAAGCGAATCAAAGTCAGCATTGGGAATCTGGACAGGGGTTTATGATGAGTGATATGACGATTCATAATTTGGCATCTCAATTGCATGACAGCTTGGTCCAAGGCGTTGGATCAGTAGATGGTCGGCATTTTATCATCACATCATTCAGCTATCCCAATGGTGATTTGATCAACGCATACCTCACCAAAGATTGTAATGGGCACCTGTTCCTTAGTGATCTTGGGACCACGATGTATAATCTACGGCTTGCCGGTGTGCCAATCACCCGCCATCGAAAAGAGTCGATTTGTGGGATTATGTCGCTTCTTGGCGTTCAGCGAAAGGACGACGCTTTTATGAGACAGACTAGCAATGCAACTGCTCCAGACGATTTTCTTCGCTTGTGTGAAGCAGTAATAAGAATCTCTAACTTTGAGTACGACTCACTTCAACCCCCAACATAAGGAGCCTCCCTTTGTAACGAGCCGCAACAGAAGTCCCGTGTGTCTAAGGGCAAGCTGGAGGTTCTGTGGAAAGTGAAACAAATGTGCAGATATTCCCTCCTGAGAATGCTTCGCCGTTGCCGATAAGGTGGCGGCGGGGATTAGATGAGCAAACCGCTGGATATCTTATCGCTTGGCGCTGGTGTGCAATCAACAGTATTGCTGTTGATGTCATGCCGTGGGGAGTTGCCGAAGTTAGATGCGGCAATCTTTGCTGATACGCAATGGGAGCCGGAAGAAGTATACACGCATCTAAAGTGGCTACAGGACAAGGCAAATAAAGCGGGCATCCCGTTGCGCGTTGTGTCTGGTGGTGATCTTCGCCAACACGCTATTGAGGGTGTACTGCGTGGCAACAGGAGCAACGGCCAGCGGTATGTTACACTGCCGCTGTATGCTGGTACTGACAAGGGCGGGATGGTTCGGCGGCAATGTACGCGTGAATACAAGATTGATCCGATTGACAAGCACATTAGATCAAGCATGTTGGGGCTAAAGCCACGGCAACACTGGCCGCAAGACGTGGCGGTGCGTATGTGGTTTGGTATTACATCAGATGAGTTGCGGCGGGTACGATCGCCGGTGGCGGCGTGGAAGTCTCACGTTTATCCATTTGTGGGGCTGCCCAAACAGATGTTGCCGCACAGTATGACAAGGCAGGCGTGTATTGAGTGGCTGCGGGTAAACTATCCCGTTCAACATATCCCACGATCTGCTTGTCTTGGTTGTCCGTTCCGCACAAATAAGGAATGGCGGTACATACGAGACACCAGCCCGGTTGAGTGGGATGATGTTGTTGATGTTGACAAGCAGATTGCCGCCAACAACGGCGGTGAGTGCTTTTTGCACCGTGACCGAGTGCCGCTGGGTGAGGCCAACATTGATGAGGACGCGAGCCAAGCAGAGTTTTGGAGCCATGGTGAGTGCTTGGGATATTGCGGCACGTAGCTGATAGGCGGCGGTTGGGTTTGGAATAACGAAAGGGGCAACCATGCGGGTGCTAGCCATTGATCCTGGCCCGGAGCGGAGCGGAATGGTTCTCTTTGATGGGGCCAAGATAGAGGCCAAGAATAGTGAGTACAACAACGAGGAACTGGTAGATGCGTTCGGCATAATGCTGTCGCTGAGTGAAGTCCTCATCATCGAAAAAGTTGAGTGCTACGGGATGGCGGTCGGCGCATCAGTGTTTGATACTGTTTTCTGGACTGGCCGGTTCTGCCAGGCGTGGCCGGGCGAGTTTGTGCGGATTGGTCGCAAGGCAGTCAAGATCCATCTGTGCGGTTCGATGCGGGCAAAAGACACCAATATCCGGCAGGCACTCATCGACCGATTCCCCGCGACTGGCGGGGGTAAGCGACCTTGGCAAGGGACCAAGAAGCAACCGGGACCGCTGTACGGTGTGAAGTCTCACTGCTGGGCGGCACTGGCCTTGGCGGTGACGTATGCCGAGCAACGCCAGCAGGAGATAGAACAAACTGGGGGGGGCAAAGGATGAATGTATTATGCCGCATTACGTCGTGTCGTCCTGCTCTGCTCCGCGTTGCTGTGCCACTCAACTCAACGACTTCTGTTGCTCAACTGGCAATCTGGCCGATATGGCGTACCATAAGGCGCGTCACCGGCCTGAGGGCATGTTGATGAGATATGCCACGCAGCAGCGGATTGTGGCCGCACTGTCGATACTGGCTCTGCTGGTATTGATGGGTGTGGCTGTTGTTACGGCCTGGGGATGTTCGCCAAGACCAATCGGGGCAGGGGCGGCTGATGCCGCTGGCAAGGTACTATCCAACTCGGACCCTTCGACGGCGGCCATGTGGCCGCTGATGGCCGTGGCAGCCCCGTGCATCCTGACCGGGGTGTTGTTCATGGTCTGCACTCGCAGCAGCAGGGGGTGGCGGGGCGTGGCCGTGGGGGCAGCTCTGTGCGTGGGGAGCTACGTGGTGATCAAGTGGGGCGGGTGGCTGTTCCTTCCGGCGATGGTCACGGCGGGAATCGCCGCAGCCATATCGCTGGTGTGGGCAACGATCCACCTGCTACAATTCTGGAAATGGAGAAACGGCAAATGTTCGCAGACGCATCTTCTGGACTCTCAGACTTTCTCGGCAACATCTGGTTCGCTACCACGTGCGTGGGGGGAATCTTCTTCCTGATGGTGGCTGGGCATGTACTCAACTGGTGGACACTGCCCAAGAAGAAGGGCAAGTGACGTGGCTGAGCTGTGGTGTACTAATCCGACCGGTGCCAATGAGGACATCGGTTCGATAGACTGGACCAATGCCGACAAGATTACCGCCAGCGATAATGACCGCGCATCGGTTGAGTTGGAGCAGACTGCTCGATCAGACTACCTGGCGATCAAGTGGGTTGATGATCTATCGGCGCTGCCAGATGATGCTACGATTACTGGCACCAATGTTTATTTTGAGTGGTATGCCGATGACAGTGGCATGAAGATGATCTACGCCAGATATAAGGCGGTGGGTGGTGCGGGTTGGCTTGGTGCTGATTGGGCGGGCAACTTTGAGCTTCCGCTGTCAGAAGAAGTTGACATGTTTGGTACAACGCCAGCCACGTTGCAATTTGATCCATGCACCCCGGCGATCCTCAAGAATGCAAACTTCACGTTGCTGATTAGGGTGCGGCACGTCGGTGATTCTGAGGAAAGCATCAAGGCGTATATTGATCATGTGCGGTTGAAGGTGACCTACACACCAGCGGGCGGCGCTGGTGCCCACATGCACCAGTACAGACAGAGGCGTAGATAGTATGCAGTGGCTCAAGCAATCGACAAGTATCACGGTGAGGTTCGGCCCGTTCCTTGATGAGACTGACGCCAAGACTGCCGAGACCGGTCTGACAATCAGCCAGGCTGATATCCGGCTGAGTAAGAATGGCGGCGACTTTGCGCAGACCAATGATGCTGGCGGTGCTACGCATGACGAAAACGGCTGGTATTACCTTACACTTGATGCAACTGACACGGCCACGCTTGGCAGGCTGAATGTTGCGGTGCATGAGTCTGGTGCATTGCCGTGCTGGACCGAGTACATGATCCTGCCCGCCAATGTGTACGACTCGCTGGTGAGTGGCAGTGATTACCTCAAGGTTGATCTGGTTGAGAACACGGTGGGCAGCTCGATCACGTACACCAATCCGGTTGCATCGGATAACAAGCTCACGATATACAGGGGCAGCGATTATGGGCCAACGCTCGATAATGACCCCACATGGAGTGAGGGCAGCTGGACCAATGCAACATGGGCTGCGGCCACTGCTCAGTTCACATACCGGCATGTTGGCGACACGGTTGGCATCAACGCAGGCACGGCAACTGTCAGTCAATCAGGTGACACGTTGACGGTAGGGCTGACACTCACCGACACCGAAACATTGGCGATGACTGCGTACAAACATGCAACGTATGAGCTGTGGGTGGAGAGCGCTGGCGGGCTGAAGCGGTGCCTCGGTTATGGTGAGATGGAAGTGCTGGACAGGATGACCACGGCATGATTGATACAGCAAAGAAATGCTGCCACTGTGGTGTGGTCAAACCGTTTGCTGCGTTCAGTAAAGACGGGCGGAACAAGAGTGGCTTGAAGGGACGGTGCAGGGAGTGTGCTAAGTTGTGGCATGTGGCGGCCAAGTCGGTTGATCCTGGCTATCACTGCGAAGCGATAGAGAGTTATGAACCCATGCCGTCATCTGATGATGTGCGGGTATGGTGTCAGTCTGTTGATTACCGTGAGTTTCAGGCTGGCTGGGTGCCGCTTGTATTAGGTGCGCACATGATGGAAGATAACACCCGCACGATTGCGCTAATGCTGGCGGCAGTTAAGCGGAGATACGCCAAGGAGGGCAAGGCAGTTGGAATAGGCCGATGAGTAGTAACGGAAACGGAACGGAAAACAGCGACAAGGACAGGAACGGCAAGGGGCAGTTTGCTAAGGGCAACAGTTTTGCTATCAAGCCGGGGTGTACTCGCAACCCCAAAGGGTCTAAGCCTGGCCGCAAGATGGCAGACAAGCTGCGCCGCATTGTGATGGAGAATGATGGCCAGATCGCCCAAGATTTGATTGATGAGGCGATAAGGCAGGCCAAGAAGGGTCACTGCCAATTCTGGCAACTTATCATTGATCGTGTTGATGGTCCGTTGAAAGAGCAGATTGAGCATCAGATTGATGTTGTTGTAACGTATGAGGACGTGGATGTGCCGCAGTGTATAAGAGATCGGGCAATAGTGACAGGCATGAGTAATGGGGAAGGGCAATGAGTAGCGTTGAAAGTATTATATCGTTTGCGGTGGTGATTATGGGTGTTGTTGCTGCGGGCGGGTTGTGGGTGGCAATGGTTGGGTGTGCGCTGATCAATTTGTGGGAAGGACTGTATAAGCGTTGAACGACAAGCGCCACATCAAGCTCAACACACCGCATGCAGGGCAGTTGCAAGTGTTGCAAGATGCCGAGCGCTTTAATACGCTTGCATGTGGACGACGATGGGGCAAGACCACGCTGGGTGAGCAGCTTGCAATTGAATGCGCATTGACATCAAATCCGGTGGGGTGGTTTGCTCCAACGTACAAATATCTTGATCTGGCATGGGTAGAGACGCTTGATATATTGCACCCGCTTGGGGATCTATGCAAGCCACACAAGCAGGAGCGGCAGATTAAGTTGTGGAATGGTGGGTTGATAGACTTCTGGAGTCTTGAGCGGGATGATGCTGGTCGTAGTCGTAAGTATAAACGTGTGGTGCTTGATGAGGCTGCATTTGCTCGTAACCTAAAAACACAGTGGACCAAATCAATCAGGCCGACGTTGACCGACCTGCGCGGTGATGCGTGGTTCCTGTCAAATCCGCGCGGCCACAACTACTTTCAGAAGCTATGGTCCAAGGGCGGTAAGGAGCGGGATTGGGTAGCGTGGCAGATGCCCACTGCAACCAACCCATTCATCGACAAAGATGAAATCGAGGCGGCGCGGCAGGACTTGCCCGCCGATGCGTACCAACAGGAGTACCTAGCGGAGTTCTTATCTGATGCAGCAAACCCATTTGGAATCGAGGCGATACGATCATGCGTCATGCCAGACATGGCACCTGGCCCCGTTGCCGCGTGGGGGGTGGACCTGGCAAAGAGTGTTGACTGGACCGTTGCCGTCGGACTCAACGTGGATGGGCAAACCTGTGCTTTTCAGCGATGGCAGTCTGACTGGCGAAACACAACCGCCAGACTCAGAGGCATGCTCGGCGATATACCTGCTGCGGTTGACTCAACTGGTGTGGGAGATCCCATTGTCGAGGACTTACAAGCCAAGTGCAGCAGCGTTGAAGGGTACACGTTCACCAGCAAATCCAAGCAGCAGTTGATGGAGGGGCTGGCCGTTGCAATCCAGACTCAAGCTATTGCATATCCTGAAGGCCCGATTGTGAATGAGCTGGAGTGCTTCGAGTATGAGTACAGGCCAAGCGGTGTGCGGTACACCGCGCCGAGCGGTCTGCATGATGATTGCGTGATGGCACTGGCCTTGGCGTGGTATAAGTTGAGCAGGCAACCGATGGCGGTTACGATTGACGTTGGTGATGGTGGGGCCGAGCAGCGATGGGATGCTTGGCAGGATCGGGCGAACAGTGATGAGGCATGGCAGTGATGGCAAGGCGCGCCGAATACAAACAGCAGGGATGCGTGCATGTTCTGGCGAAGAAGTAAGAAGTCCGACAACCCGACTGCACTGCTAACTGCTCAACTCGGTAGGCGGGGCATGATGTCAACAACTGGCATGCGGCGGGCCGAGCCGATTGATCTGATCAAGCGGTATGGCCGGTGGGTGCATCGCTGTACCACAATCAATGCGGCGGCTGCGGCTGCGGTCAAGCCCAGGCTGTTCACCACCAGTACAACCGTGGCCAAGGTTGACAAACTGGCCAGGCCGATTGACAAGCGGACCAAGGCATACTTTGATGGCCGGTGTGAACTGAAGGCAAGCAGCGCTGCACAGGCCAAGGTGTCAACGGCTGAGACACTGACTGAGATATACAAGCACCCGATCCTCGATCTGCTCAGCGATGTGAACCCGTGGACCGAGGGGTACACGTTCCGCGAGGAGCTGTACCTTGACTTGCAAATCACTGGCCGCGCATACTGGAACCTGATCGGCACAGATGAGAACGGCGCAACACCACCAAGTGAGATGTGGCGCATCATGCCGCAATCGTGCAAGGTGTTGCCGAGTGTGAGCAACTTCGTTGCGGGCTATGAGATTGGGCATGGTGTCGACAACATCACGCTTGAGCCGCATGAGGTGCTGTGGTTCAAGCTGCCTGATCCTGATGATCCATATGGCGGGTTCGGCCCGCTCGAGGCGTGGCTGCGCACTATCGATGCCGACAATGCCATCATGGCGTTCCAAGAGTGGATATTCCAGCGGGGCGGGACACCTGACACGGTGATTGTTGCCAAGGGCGGCATGAAGGAAGACCAGAAAACTGCATTCCGCAAGCAGTGGCGGCGGCTGTTCGGCAAGCTGTACAACCGGGATGAGTCGGTAGCGATCATCAGCGGCGACGTCGACATCAAGCAGCTTGCCAGCACGCCAAAAGAGCTGGAGTTCAGCGAGGGCAAGAAGGATATCCGGGATGAGATATGCCAGGCATTCGGCGTACCCAAGGCACTGGTAACAAGCGACGACGTGAACCTTGCCAATGCGCGCGAGGGCAGTATCACGCACATGCGGACCACGATATGGCCACTGATACAGCGCGTCGAGGATCGGTTGAACCAGCGGCTGCTGCCGCTGTGGGGCGATCAGCTTATCTTGGTGCATGACAACCCGATCAACGAGGATCGGGCCATACTGATCCAAGAACGTGACAGCAAGCTGCGCAGCGGTTGGTCTGTCAACGAGGTGCGTGCAGATGCCGGCGATGAGTTGTTGGATGACCCGGCGGCTGATGTGCCGATGGTTGCGATGGGTAGCGTACCACTGGGAACGCCTGCCGTGGGCACAGGCATGGGCATGGGTGTTGGTATGGGTGTTGGTATGGGTGTTGGGGCAGATACAGACGACGGCGGCGGCACAGGCGATGCAGGGCTTGATGAGCCTGTTCCAGAAGTGCCGCCAATCTCTGATTTGTTGCAACTGGCTGATGCCGTGCAGGCTGGTGATATAACGATTGAGGCAGCGCGGGCGTATATGGTGTTGCGGTTTGTTGGGCTTACTCCCGAACAGGCGGCAGCGATACTGCCCGAAGTGTCCAAGCGAGAAGTGCCGCCACGGCTGGCCAACACTAGCAGCAACAACGGTGAGGACGAGAAGGATATTACTCTAGAGGCTGGTCTGCTTGAATCATTGACGTGGCTGCGGGATGAGCTGAGAAAGGGTTATGTTGGCTATGAGCCGAAGCCCACTGTTGAGCCACCACCTGATATCGCCAGCCAGATCGGGCAGTGGCACAAGCGGAGTGATGGAGAGGAATGCAAGGCGTGGGACAACCCGAAGTTTGCCAAGGCTATGAAAGGGGTGTTGATCAATCAGCTCGGTCGTGTGTTGGCACGGTTGCACGGCAAGCCCGGCAAGGCATTTGGCAAGGCTACCACGCCACTGCCCGCAAACGTGTACTTGCCTATTGCCGATCTTGAAGTATGGGCTGCGGAGATTGGAGAGGCGGCTGAGGTTCACATTGCTGCGGTAGTCTCGGCCAAGGGCGCT